TCAGAGTTGTTAGGTATGTCTGAGCTAGCCTCGATAACAAGAACTGTAGCAGTTGATGTTGTGTTTGGTTGATTAAGTGTGATTGTATTCATAACGATTTATTTATCTCTTGTTGAAGTGAGTAGTAGAGTAATAGAGGTAAGTCCTGCTAGTACTGAGAGAGTAGTGAGAAGAGGTAGTATGTAGTAAACGAACACCTCGATGATGATTTGTGTAGTAGTCATAATATGTAATATAGAATGTTAAGTCTGACTGCACCGTGCAATCAGGTATGAAGGTTGATAACATGCTGAGCTCAAGGGCGTTGCTGGCTCCGAAGCGAAGCAAGGCAAGCAGGAACGCATGTCTCGACCCTTGACCAGCATGGTACAATTGGAATACCTGATAGTAATAATGTAAACCCCTCATAACCAAGCACATACAAACAACTAGGGTTCGTTCCGAACCACAAGAACACAAACACCCACCAAAACAGGACACAAGGTCCTGAAGAACAACGACTTGTGAAACAAGCCACACATCTCTGGGAGCTGTGGACATCGTAGGTGCGTGCAGAAAGATGCACAAAACAGGGGGGCAAGGGGGAAAAACGCCAGGAAACAGAAAACAGGGACCCTACTAGCGTATAAATTTTTCAGTTTTTGGGCAAACTAGTGTACAAATGAGCACGAAACTAGACGGACTAGACAGCTACTAGACAGCAAATCGACCCTAGGTGTCTGTTATTAACTTTTAAGATTATCAACGACTTACGACTTACTAGACGGACTAGACACCAGTTTGACCCCCCTATAGAAAAACTTTTGCAAGGGGTTGATTAGGTGTCTTATGTGTCTAGTATTCCCTAAGTCCCTTATATTCATATATGTTAACGTAAGACACTACCCCCTTTTTGAGTGTCTAGTGGGTGTCTAGTGTGTCTAGTAACTTGACAATTGCCGTAACTTTGTTCATAACATTCAGAGTGCCAGATAAAAGAACCAACGCCGCAGGGACACCGAAACAGGTGAAGAAGCAACGAGAAGCTAAGCGTGCTCGCTGTACACGTAAACGTATGAAAGCTGAGGTCGACATGAAAGAAGCTCAGAAGGAACTTGCTACTGTGGAGAAGGAGCTAAACATTAAACAACAATTTTTGGATGTAATGTCTAAAGCTCCCACGCCTGCGGAACAGAGGAAGGCACTACTCTCGTTATTCGCAGAGCGTGGGATTAATCCAATCGACGAGCTTATGACCTATGCAAATGATCCAGAAGTAGCCAAAAGGGATAAGATAGCGATTTGGAAAGAGCTCGCCAGCTTTACTCAACCTAAGCTCAAAAGTGTCGATGTACAGGGAAGTATTTCTGGTGAGATGAAGATTATGACAGTAGATTATTCTAAAGTAGCTAAATCGGAGCTTGCCAAAACCGTAGAAGCTGAGATAGTAGAAGAAGAAGGATACGACGAATTTTTAAGCGAAGAGGAGAAACATGGCGATAACTGAGGATCATGATGAATTGTTTGATAGAATCCGAGGCAATCTCGGAGAGCACTTCACTAATTACATGTTCATTGTCATGGATGACGACGGCGATTTATTTTATGATTACTCGAACTTCAGAGTTGGCAGGATGCTAATCAAGGAGACACATGAAGATATGGAAGGCAAGGTTGATATGATTGATGTGCTCTGGGAAGCTGAAGAAGCAGAGGAAGAAGACGACGAATAATGGAAGTACAAGTGCCAGCACAGGGATGGGAGCCTAGGAATTACCAGCTGCCCCTTCTTAAATACATGACTCAATCGAAGCGTGGACTGAGAGCTGTCGTCGCTTGGCATCGTCGTGCAGGTAAGGATCTGACTTGTGTGAACATCGTAGCCATCAAAGCACTGCAGCGTGTTGGTACATATTGGTACGTTTTGCCGTATGGTAATCAGGCACGTCGTATCGTTTGGAATGGTATGACAGGTGAAGGTAAGAAGTTTATTGACTATTTTCCAAAGGAACTTGTTGAGCGGAAGAGCGAACAAGAGATGCGGATTCATCTCAAGAATGGTAGCGTCATACAGCTCATGGGTTCTGATGACCCAGATAAGATGGTGGGTGCGAATCCTGTGGGCGTAGTATTTTCTGAGTACAGTATTTCAGATCCTAGTGCGTGGCAGTTGATCAATCCGATCTTAGCGGAGAATGGTGGGTGGGCATTATTCAATGGTACACCTCGTGGTGAGAATCACTTCTATAAGATTTTATTAAAAGCTCAATCCGACGGAGCATGGTACAGTAGCCATCTGTCAGTTAAAGACACAAAAGCAATTCCGCCAGAAGAGCTACGTAAAGCTAGAGACGAACTTAACAACGAGGCACGATTCCAATCGGAGTACATGTGTTCGTTCAAGACACCAGTAGAAGGATCGTACTATGGATCATATATATCAAAAGCATATAAGGACAAAAGGATACTTGACAACATAGCCGTCGAGCCCATACTTCCAGTACATACAGCGTGGGACTTAGGAATGGATGACGCCACGACTATTTGGTTCTTTCAATTATTTAATAACGAGATACGGTTAGTACATTACTACGAGAATAGTGGGGAGGGGTTGCCCCACTACGCTCGTGAGTTAAATAGGTTTGCTGTACAGAGAGACATAGTGTATGGTAAACATTATGCCCCACACGACATTAAGGTGCGTGAATTAGGAACAGGTAAGAGTCGGTTAGAGATCGCACGGAGTATGGGGCTAAAATTTACAACAGTGAAAAAACTACCAATCATTGATGGTATCGATGCGGTGAGAGCCCTGCTACCTAGGTGCTGGTTTAGTAAGACAGCATGTGCTAGAGGACTAGAAGCACTCAAGGGTTACCATAAAGATTGGGATTCTTCAAAACAGGTTTTCCGAAAAACCCCTGTCCACGATTCTAATTCACATGGTGCTGATGCTTTCAGGACAATGGCGGTTGGGTTAAAACAACCAAAGCTTGACAAGAAAGCACCAAAGCACACATACGACGTAACAAATATAAGTTGGTAATGGAAATGACAGACATAGTAAAATCAGTATTCTCTGAAGACATGAGCTTCAAAGACAAGGCTATTCTTCTTCAAAACAAGATTGTGGGCATGGAAGGTGTCAAATCTAATGATAAAGAGATAGAGAAAGTAAATCCTTTGGAGCACACATTTGCAGATGGTATGTATATACGAAAAGTATTTATGCCTGCAGGTCAGCTAATTATCAGTAAGACTCACACGCAAAAGCACCCATATTTTATATTAAGTGGTGTTGTCAGTGTCATCGACGAAAATGGAACAACAACCATAGAAGCACCCTACAATGGAATAACTGAGGCTGGAACTAAGAGGATTTTGGCTATACATGAGGATACAACATGGGTGACCGTTCAAAGAACTGAGCATACTGATGTTGACAAAATCACAGAAGAGCTTATGAATGATGATTATCAACCAGAGTTATTAACAGATAAACAAATGAAGTTATTATGAGTTTTGTAGCAACAGCCTTCGTAGGTGCCGCAGCCACCTATCGAGAGATAAAAAAATCAAGAAAGCTATCAAAAGCGTTGGGTCTTGAAGCTGCAGAGCAAGCTGCTGCTGAAACAGCAGCCATTGAAGCACAAACTGCTGAAATGAGAAGACAAGCAGAAGAAGCCAAGAAAAGAGCTGTACCACCACCTCCACCCAAGCCAGCTGCTGCACCGATTCAACAAGCTAAAGGAGGAGCTGGATCATCAGTAATTTCTCCAGCTATGTTAGCAGGTGCATCAACTAGACGTAGAAAAGCAAAAAAACAGAGTGGGTCGTCTGGATTAGGCTACGGATCAGGATTATAATGCATTTTAAGCAGAGATACGAAGAACTTAAGTTGTTAAGGTCAAATCTTGACACTATGTTTTTGGATTCACAGAAGTATGTGCGTCCTAACTCTAATAAGTTTGATCACGGTCATACTCAAAGGCAAGACGATGGATCTCGTGAGATATTTGATGATACAGCTGTATGGTGTAATCAGATGTTTGCAAACGGTCTTGCATCCAACTTAGTACCGAAATCAGATCGTTGGATGTATCTAAAGGTTAAGAACAAACCGTCTAACGAGTTATCAAATAACGAGCTTGCTTATCTTCAAGCTGTCTCAGATAGAATAATGCATGAGTTTGCATTACCAGAATCACAATTTTATTCTGCATCACACGAATGTTTCTTAGATATAGGAGCTTACGGTACATCACCAGTTCAGGTATCATATGTTGATGGAGTTGTTAATTTTAGAGCAAGACCACTAGCAGACGTGTTTTTCGATACTGATCAACATGGTAAAGTGGATACAGTATATTACAGATGTTATAAGACAGCACGACAGTTAATGCAAATGTTCCCAGATATTGAGAACATACAAGGATTTAATCCGACCAAGTCAGTGCACGACAAGTATGAGCTTGTTTACACAATCGAGCCAAATAAAGACAAGAAAGCAAAGAAGGGCGGACGTATAGGAAGCGAGAGACCGTACGTCGTCACTTACTGGTCTCCTCAACTTAAAGAGCCAATCTCAGTAGATGGTTCTAGTTACTTTACATTCTTAGTACCACGTTGGTCTAAGTTAGCAGATGAGGTTTACGGACGTGGACCATCATTCACATGTTTATCACAGATACGTGTGTTAAACAAAATGGTAAAAGAAGTTCTTACATCTGCAGAGTATTTAAACTTCCCAACGCTTACAGCTGAAGAAGATAGTATTATGCTTCCAATGAAGTATGGCTCTAGACAGATTATGTTCCACGAGCCTGGTAGTGAGAAGCCTTCTCCCATACTTGCAGGTAATCAACCACAGTTTATGATGGAGATGATCCGTATGTACAGAGAGACAATCAATCGTTCATTCTTTGTAGATCAGATTATTAGACAAGAGAAGAAAGAGCGTCAATCTGTTTTAGAGATTCAAGACACACGTGGACAGATGTTAAACCAATTAGCACCACTTCTTAATAGAATGGAGTCAGAATATCTTGGACCAGCTATCGAGATTACATACGAACTGCTCAACAGAAGTGGGGAACTTCCAGAAGCACCAGCATCATTGAATGGAGCAGATTTGGAAATTGCTTACACAAGCCCAAGTGCACAAGCACAATATGCAACTAGACTTTCCGACATTAGTGCCTTTATGCGTGATCTAGCACCTCTTGCTCAGATTAAGCCAGAACTGTTACAATCTATAGATGGACGTGAGTTATTTGACAGCTACGCTAAATATAGAAATGTAAGCCCATCAGTTGTTCGATCTCAAGAAGATATCGACGCTGAGAACGCAGCAGCGGCTGAAGCTGAACAAGAACAGATGATCATGCAACAAGCACCACAGATGGCAGGAGCCGTCAAGGATATTGCACAAGCAAAGCAAGTAGATCCTGAAGTGGGTAATCTGTTGAATATATAAATGAAATTAAGAAACCTTGATCAGCTTAGAGAACGCTCTACGCTTAAAGATGATTTGACGACTATTATTGGGACGCCTGAAGGCAAACGTTTCTTTAAAGTCTTACTACGTGAGTGCCACGTAACTAAACCAGTGTTTCACTCTGATAACAACAAGCTACGAGAATCTGAAGGTAGACGTAGACTTGCGATGACTTTTTTATCTTTAATAGCTGAGGATGATCCTCAAAAATTAATTAACAAAATAGAATTAGAAAACAATGAGTGAAGAAACTGAATCAACAGGGCTAGGTGATGGTTTATCGCCACAAGCTACTACACCAGAAACTACAGAGTCTAGTAGTCTAGACTTTTCATCTCCAGAGGCATACCAACAGTTTGTTAATACGCTTCCTGAAGACATTAGAGGATACAAAGCATTCCAAGAGACAGAGAATTTACCGTCCTTGGCTAATCAATTAGTGAACGCACAAAGTGCTCTTGGAAAAAAACGACTAGAAGCACCATCAGCTGATTGGACAGATGACAATTGGAATGAGTTCTACTCACATCTACGTCCAGAGAACGACGAGTACGCTGTCGCAGACATAGGTGAGTTGAGCTTGCCAGATGAATTAGCGGACGCTCCTCACCCAGAAATTCATGATGATGGTGTTCAGCAGATGGTTGACCTAGCTGGAAGGATGGGTTTAACACAGCAACAGTTTGATATTATGTACCAAACAACTGTGCAGAACTTGATGCAGAGTGGTCAACAAAACAACCAAGGTGTTGACGAAACCTTAAAAGAATACAAGGCATCGTTGTCAGCAGATTGGCAAGCAGACTTTGATGTAAATCTAAAACAAAGTAAAGAAGCATTTGCTGCGTTGGCTCAAGATATACCTGAGTTAAACGACATAGTCCAAGACCCAACATTAGCAAACCACCCAGGAATGCTTAAGTTATTTCATAAAGTAGCTCAAGTGTCAGGTGATTCTTTACCATCTATGTCTAATGACCCTGCAAATGGTTTTGGTGAGAACAGTGCAATTAATATTCGTGGTCAGATTCGTGATATAGACGCTCAAAATCAAGAGTTAATATTATCTGAACCATCTCAACTTAAGCCTCTAGATAGAGCAAAGAGAGAGCAGTTATTACAGAAACGAGCTGAATTGTATAACAAGTTGTATAGTTAGTTCCAAACCAACTTGACAATCCATAATTTATAGGCTATTCGATGTATATTGGGTAGCCTATTTTTTTAGGTCCGATGACAGCTTTGGAAAGCCGTTAGTTACGTTATAACTAGAAGAGTCCGAAAGGGTAGCTCGTCGAAAAACAAACTATTCATTCTAAATTCTAATTATAAAATAAAGGAAAAATCATGGCATTAAGTCTAGTGGGCGATCAAGCCTATTCTGGAGCAGTTACAGATCCAGCAGCTACTACCGCAGGTATAGCAGCAGGTTCTATGAACTCCATAGAAACAGCATACGTTGCAGCTTTCCGTGAAGGTTTTGAACAAGCTTTCCAACAATCGGAGTCTAAGCTACAACCGTATTTTGAACAAGAAACTCAGAACTCAGAGTATCAGTACTTCGACCGTATCGGCGAAGCTGAAGCGATGGCACCAGTTACTACTCGTTTAGGTAATAATCCAACTTCTGAGATTCTTCACAACAGACGTCGTGTCGGCTTAGTCGATTACGAACTTGGTAAATACATTGATGAAAAAGATCTAAAACGTGTTGTTACTGATCCAATGAATGCTTACACACAAGCATTACTTGCATCTGGTAAACGTAAGATTGATGATATCATCATCGACAAGTTCTTCGGTACAGCCAACACAGGTAAAAATGGTGGTGTAGCAGTAACATTCACAGACAATGCTGAAGACGCAACAACTATTAAAGTTGGTGCATTATCAGCTGGTGGTATTACATCAACTGGTAATTATGTACTAGATACAGGAAACACTGAAGGTTTCTCTATCGGTGCTAACTACACAAACGGTACAGCAGGTGCGTACGGTCTTACAGTTGACAAGTTGTTAGCTGCAAGAGCTACAATGTTACGTTTACACGCTATCGACCAAGATGAGGTCGTTAACTGTTTCATCGGTGCACGTCAGTTCGAAGATCTCTTAAATGAGGATAAAATCATCAACTCTGACTACGCAGTTCGTAAATCACTAGCTGAAGGTAATGTTACAACATTCATGGGCTTCCGTTTCATTCACACAGAACGTCTACCATTGTATGACGGAACGAATGATGACGAGCGTCGTGTTATTGTTGCTACACCAAAGGCTCTTAAGATGTCTATCGGTGACGGTCTTAAAGGTGATATGTGGCGTGATCCATCTAAGAAAAACGCTCCTTACTTATACTACAAATTGTGTGCAGACGCAGTTCGTATGTGGGGTGAAGTTTCTGGAGAGATCCGTTGC